CTAGATCACCCCCAAGGCGCCAGCGAGCTGGAGCCCGCGGTTGACGGTCGTGCTGGTTGGTTCGGCCTGCGGGTAGTAATTCGTCTGATGGATCACCGTCCGCGCGTTGGCGAGGCCGCCCCCGGCGAGCCCGTTCGGCACGTTGACGCCAGGGGCGGCCAGGTCGGGAATGCCGGTTCCGGAGACGATTCCCGCCATGCGCTGGGCAGCAGTGCGGACCATGCCTCCGGCCGCGGTGATGCCCTGTGCGAGTCCGGCCGGGACTTGCTTGCCGATCTTCATGAAGAGTCGGGACGGGCTGTGGATGCCGAGGAAGTCGAGGACGGGGTCGGGCAGGATGGACCGGAGGAAGCCGACGATCCTGTCTTTGATCATGTTTCCGGCTGCGACGATGCCGTTCCATAGGCCCTCCATGAGCGCGCGTCCGGCGTTCATGATCGTGTCGCCGAAGCCCTTTATCGCCGACATGATCGACTGGAAAGCTCCCCGGAAATCGCCGTTGAGCAGCTTGACGACGGCCGTGATGATCTTGATCCAGAAAGGCAGGAGAACCGTGCCAATCTCAACCAAAGGTCCTATGATCGGCTGAATTACGCCGAGAATCTTGGACAGCTCGCCGACCCAGGAAGTGATCAAGGGGATCAGCGCCTTGACCAGGTCCAGCATCGGCGGGAGCAGGTCCATCGCCAGTTTGATCAAGGGCGGTAGGACCGTTTTAAGTGCTTGTGCTAGGAATTGTCCGAATTGAGCCGCCAGTGGGGCTGTCGCGGCCGCGAGCTGCGACACCGCGCCGGACAAAACCGGAAGAATCGGCTGCAAACTTGACGCAAGCGCCTCAATCACCGGCCCCAGCACGGCCGCCAGATTGCTCAGCGCAGCCCCCAGGACCTGACCCAAGATCCCGGCAAGCTGACCGATCACCGGCAGCAGCGGAGCCGCCGCCGCCAGCGCCGCAGAGATTCCCTGACCGAGCGCGAGCAGCCCAGCCTGAAGTGCCGGATCAGCGAACGCCTTGGACAGCATCTCCGCGATCAAGGTCAGCCCCGGTCCCAGCGCGGCCAGGGCTGGCCCGAGGGCGGACACCGCGGCGGAGAGCCCAGGACCTAGGGCGGTCGCGATGTTCGCGATGTGGGGCGCGATCTGCGCGACCGCACCGCCCAGCGCCGTGAAGATCGGGAACAGGGCGGAGCCGACCTGCGACAGGCTCTGGAAGATCGTGACCAAGATCTCTTGGCCCCGTGCCGAGTTGACGAACTCGTTGATCTTCCCCAGGAGCTGACCTACAACGCCGAGCGCTCCGGTGCCGCCGGTCTCCATCGCGGCAAACACCCCGCGCAGGATGCCGAAGACGTTGGTTAGGATGCCGCCGAGCTGCTGGAACACCTGCAGAGCGCCCTGCATCCAGCCGAGCGCCTTCCCGGACTGGGCGGCGTTGGACAAGAACTCACCGAACCGCTGCGCGGCCGAGGCAATCCCCGGCGCAAGACCCGACGAGAACTGCGCACCCACCACGGCGACGTCGCGCAGACCGGCCAGAAGCGGCTGGATCGCGGGCTCGAAGGCGGCGACCGCCGACTGAAGCAATCCGAAGATCGCCGTGACAGCGGACACTGAGGCCGACGACGCGGCGAACTGCAAAACCTGGGCAGCGGCAAAGCCGAACTCCCTGGCCACGCCCGACATGCCGGCCTGAAGCGGCCCGGACAGCACAGTTGTGACCTGCGTGATCCGGCCGATCAGCGGGCCGAAGAAATCATCCTGGACCGCCGATCGGAGCCCGTCGATGGCGGGCTTGGCCTCGTGCAGCTCGCGAGCGACCGTCTGCGCGGCCGGCGACAGCCGCGCCAGCGCCTCCTCGAACTTCTTTGGATCACCGCCTAGAGCTGCGGAAAAGGCTTCGCCGACCCCGGACAAGGCCACCTTCAGCGTGGCCAACGCGGCCACGCCGAGCGCGATCACGCCCGGCCACGCAGACACGATTCCGACCGCGGGCGCGAGCACCGCAACGAACGCGACGCCACCCTGGGCGGCCGTCGCCAGCCCGGCCGCGGCGACCGACCCGGCCAGCGCCATCGCGGTCAGGCGGACGCTCATCGCGGCCGCGTTCGCCGCGACCGATCCCAGGCTGGACTGGGACTTCTTGGCCGCCTCATCGAGATCGTTGACGAACTTCTTGATCGGCGGCCCCGACCGGTTCTTGACGAGGATCGTGGCGAAGAGTTCGCCGACGTTGAGGCCCATGAGCCACCTCTCGGGGAGTCGCGATCACAAGGGAGGCGAGGGGAGAAGGCGGCAATATGGCTGCGCTACCGCTGGCGCTTAGCGCAATTTGCGGCGGCCTGCGTCGTCGTCGCCCGGGTCGAGAGCCCGCGCGATCCGCGTGTCAGCGGTCAGCAGGCCCATGATGCGGGCTTGCAACCACCGCCACGACCGGCGACTGAGAAGGCCGGGCTCGTCGATGTCGATCCCGAACTCGCTGTGGAGATCAGCCTCGACGAGCCCCCACCTGGTCAGGAGGTCATGCCACGTGACCCGGCCGCCTTGCCACGAGAGGCCGTCTTCCGGGTCGTACCAGTCGCGGAGCCCCGTGCTCGGGTCGATGTCGCCGCCGAGGCTGCCGTCCGAGTCGGGGCCTGTGCTTCCCCCTCCGGGCCGGACTCCCAGTGCTTGGCTGCGGCCTCCAAGCCGGCCGCGACCCAGATCAGCGCCGTCTGCCCGACGTGCTGAATCTTGGGCCATAGCACCTTGTCCGTAAACAGCTCGTCCCAGACCGGGCCCAGGATGCGCCGGTAGAGGTCCTTCTCCTGGTCGTCGTCGAGCACCGCCTCGGCGAGCTTGGTCAGGCCCTCCTCGTCAACGTCCTGCCCGGTCTGCGCGGCCAGGCCGGCGTGCATGAGCCGCTGGCACAGCAGTCCCACCTCACCGGAAGGCGGCGGGATCACGTACGTCTTCCCGCCAACCGGAAGCTTGAGGGTCGGGTCGAAGAACTCGTCGAGGTCCTTGAACGTCATCAGGGAGCCACCGGGTTGTCGATCTCGACCGGAGCGCCCTGGCCGAGCAGCGTGAAGCTGAACGGCTCCAGGTCCGTCACCTCACCGCCCGAGGTGTACTCGGTGACGGTGCACACGCCCTCGTACGCGTCGGGCGCGCCATCGCGTCTGAACCACCTGACCTTGATGTTCGCCGAGAAGCCGACGACCCCCGCGGCCTGCCGGATCTTCTCCTGGCCCGGGTCCGGAGTGAACACTGCGGCCTCGGTCCGCTTGCGGCGGCCCTCGGCCTCGATCTGCCACGTCCGCTGCGTCACAACCGAGCTGCCGTAACCGGCCTCGTCGTCGAAGTCGCCGTCTTCCTCCGTGTTGTCGTCCGAGCTGCGCTCGAACGAGGTCAGGCCCTTGACCGGGGTCCAGGTCGGCACGGGCGCGCCCGGCGCGGCCGTGTCCACCTCCAGCCGCCAGTCCCTCGCGAGCAGGCTTCGCAGCGCCATGATCTCTCCTGTTCGGGTGCATGCGAAAGCGCCGCCCTGCATCAGCGAGACGGCGCTAAGAAAAGGGGGGAGTTAGTCGCGGTACAGCGTCGGCCAGACCACCATCAGCTCGTAGGAGTCCGGCCGCTCCCACCGGCCGGACGAGTCACGCGCCAGCGCGGCCACGATCGTCCGCTGCATCAGCAGCACGACCACGCCCGTGGACAAGGTCAAATTCGACCTGCCGTGCAGCGTCGCGAACACCTCGTCGGCGTAGTCGCCAACGACGCGCGGGTCTGTCGCGGTCCGCATCCGGGCCTGCACCAGCACCGTCGAATCCGACTGCTCGGGGTCGTCACCGCCCGCACCGGTTCCGTAGATGGCCAGCGCGATAGCCTCATCGGGCTTGCTCGGCAGACCACCGAGTGTGATCGCCCGCTGAGACTCCGTGTAGGCGCCGACCGGATCCCAGTCGCCTACGCCAGCCTCAGCCAGCAGCACCGCCAGGCCGGTGAGCAGATCGCGGCTGAAGGTTTCGCTCATCCGCGCATCGCCCTCTCCAACTGGGTGCCGATGATCTGGTGCACGGTGTCCGCCTCGGCGCGGAGCGTCTTCTCCAGCCACTTGGGCTCACCCTGGATCGGGTGATCCCACTGCAGCTCCTCGTGCTGCCTGGCCGCATACGCGATGTCGTAGCCAAGGGCGGCCTTCAGCTGGCCCTCGTCCACCGCGATCGAGCCCGGCCGCTCACGCGGGTCACCAGACCTCTGCAGGTCACCCGTACGCCACGGCGTACGCGACGCCGCCTCCGTCAGGACGTGCTCTGACGCCAGATACACGCCCCGCGCGGCCGCCTCGTTCAGCTCGTGCTCGATGATGTCGGGCCCGAGCTTGAGGTCGAGCCGAACGTCGATCTTCACCTTCACGCTCGCCTTGCCCATCAGCGGCACACCACCTCAACGTGATCCGGAGTGGGCAGCCCGCCGCCGTCGCGCGCGTACGACGCGATGACGGTGGTGACCCTGCCGTTGACGGTGACCCTGCTGCCCTCGGGGCAGCGAGTACCAGGTGGGAAGAAGATCGTCGTGTCGGAGACGGTCTCGGCGCCCTGGGCGTCGCGGACGAGACGCCGCTCGTCGTCAACGAGGCACCTCACTGTCACCGCAGCGCCGTAGAGCGGACCGTACGCGCCGTCACCCTGAAACGGCTCGATAGACGCGGTATGCCTGAGCAGCCAGTCAGGAAGCACGCGATCACCACGCCGCCGTGTCGAACGCGTACCCCGGCAACAGGCCCGCGGTGTGCAGGATGCGGCCAGCGTCCGGCGCGTGCCGGGCCGGCCCAGACCCACCGCCACCAGCGCGCGACAGCCGCACGCTGCCGATCGACACGTCCTTGAACGTGGCAGCGACACCGTACGGGTCGCCCGTCGCGATCATCCAAGCGGCCTGCGCGCACGTCGCCCGCATCACCGCGTCCCGCTCCTTCGGATCGGTCGGCATCTCCGTCACCTCGTCGGTGTCGTAGACCGCGCCGATCAACAGCTCGTCGACCCGCTCACTGGCGCGGGCCAGCGACGCAGCGATCCCCTCCGGGGCGGGCTTGCCCGTGAAAGTCGAGAAATCGTCGGCCGTCGCGTACACCACCACCACGGGCCTCCTCTCCCAGACATGAGTAATCGCCAGCGGTACCGCTGGCGATTACGGGTTTCAGATCAGGCGGGCAGCTCGTACACCGCAACCTGGACGTCAGCCGGGTTGTCGTAGTTCATCCACACGCTGTCGTTGCTCTGCCGGTAGATCGGCGGGAACGGCGGCACGAGCAGGTCAGCGCCAGCGGCCAGCACGTACGGCCGGTCAGGCAGTTCCTGTCCGTCCACCTGGCCAGGCATGACCACCGTCACTGTCCGGGGCGACGCCCCGGCGTTGATGAGGCGGACCTGACGACGGGCCGAGAAGCCAAACGCGTGCCCGTCCGCGTGCGCGGGTGTCAGCGCGGCATTGAGGTTCACGCCAGCGCGGCCCATCTCCGTGACCGCCAGGTTTTCCCTAGCCATCGCTCTCCTCCTGGCCGAACTCCTCGATGAGGGCTGCCTTCGACAGGGCCCGCGCGTCCTTCTCAGCCATACCGCGCGACACCGCATAGATGACCCACGTGGCCTTGTTCGCACCCTCAGGCGGAGGACCAGGCGGAAGGACGGGGGCCGGGCCGGCCGGAGCCTGCGCGACGGCAGGCTCGGGCCCGGACGGTACAGCCGGAGCAACCGGATCGGTGGGCCGAGACAGGATTACCCAGTTCGGCCAGCACTCCAGAATCAGGTCCCGCTCCGGCAGCGTCACCGTCTGCCCGGTGTTGCTGTTGTGGTAGATCCAGGACATGCGGCCGCCTACGGCTTCGCCTTGGTGGCGCCGGTCGTGATGACCACCGCGCGGTCGGGGTCGAGCGTCTTGATCCCGTACAGGGTGTCGATGCTGATCACGTCTTGCTTCTTCGAGATGTCGTAGTCCATGACCACGCGCAACCCGAAGCCCTTGTAGCTCTCCACGTGCGCGTTTGCTGCGCCCTGCGGGAGGACCAGGGGTCTGGTGACCAGGGCGAACGCCGTCCGGTGGAATGCGACGCCGATCTCGTGGTCCGGCAGCGTCGCGCCGGGCGGGTCGGCAGGCAGGAACTCCGGCTCGCGGATGTTCTGCGTCTGGTAGCTGTCGAAGCCGAACACCCTGCGACCCAGGTTGGCCTCGCGGAGGCCCTCGGTGTCGCCGCGCGCGTCGGCCCTGTGGAACAGCTCGTCGGACAGCCACAGCGCTTCCTGCTCCGGGCCGACCACGATGTACCTGTCCGTGGCAGGCACGTTCTTCTGGTTGAGCACGCGCCGCGCAGCGATGGCCACGCGCGGGTTGGCGTACTTGAACGGGGCAGCGTCGGCGTTGAGGCCGACCTTCTGCACGACGTCGTTCCGCAGACTGAGGATGTCCCGGTCGATCTTCTGCGCGATCGCCTCGGTCGCCGGGGCCAAGAGCTGCTGATTGAAGTCGATGATGTCCAACGTGAGTTCCTCGCTGGTCACAGCGAAGGAGACGTCGGCGAACTTATCCAGCGTGATCGGAATCGAACCTTCGGTAGCGTTCTGGATCTCGATCCCGGTTGTCCGGTTGAAGTTCTTTGCCTCGAACTTCGCGGGCTTCCTGATCGTGATCGTGTCGCCGATCCGCGAGACAAACTCCTCCTCATAGTCGCGGTAGACGAGCTGGGACATCACGGTGGTTTCGTACAAGTTGGCGAGCGCCTGCCGCGCGATCACGGACGGCGTCAGAAACGTGTTAGCCATCGGGCCTTATCTCCAGACATGGGAAACCGGCAGCGGTACCGCTGGCGGCTACTGCGACGACCTCTTCGCCCTCTGCTTGCGGAAGTCGTCGATGGACGGCTCGGAGCTGGGCGTACGTCCGCCAGGCCCGCCGGCGAACTCACCCCCCGAGCGAGAGGGCGGCCCCGCCAGGGAGCCAGCCTTGAACTTCGGGTTTTCCGTGACCGCGAGTTCGATCACTTCGCCGAGCTTGGCGGCGAAGTCCTGCGCGTCGGTATCCAGGTCACGGACCTTCTTCAGGAACGAGCGGCTATCGAGAAGAGCGTCGGGATCAGCGCCGAGCTTCAGGCCCTGCCGGTGCACGGCCAGCTCCATCAGTGCGCGACGGTGCCGGTCCTTCTCCTCGTCGCGTTCCTTCGCAGTCGTATCCCGCTCAGCGGTCAGCGTCTCGATCACCTGCTCCGGCGTGAGCTCCTTCTGCTCATCGCCGACCAGGCCGAGAGCCTTGCCGATCTGCTGCACAAAATCGGCCTGCACCTGCTGAGCGATCTCGTCGCGGGACGGCCCCTGCGTCTGCTTGGCCTCCTCCAGCGCCTTCTGCACATCACGCAGCTCGGCGCGGTAGTCGCCCGCCTCCTTCCGCAGGTTCTGGAAGAGCTTCTGACCCCACTCCGGAAGCTGGTCCACGCGGAGCGCGTCCGGGTTAACCTGCTCCTCTTTCTGCCGGGCGGCAGCCAGAGGATCAGGGCCAGACGGAGCCTGCTGAGCGGGCGGCGTGACCCCGGCCTCGGGTCCACCGCTCTGCGGATCGCCCTGCGGCTGGCCTTCGCGTCCTTCGCCTTCAACAGGAGCACCGCCAGCGATCGCCCTGATGGGGCGGCCGTCCTTGCGGTAGCCGATGATCGCGCCAGGCGTCGTCGGCAGCGTGTGAACCTTGAACATTGGCCCTCCCGGAGCCGGACATGGAAAAGGCCCGCGCCAGGCGGGCCTACAGAACGGACAGAACCCCAGGTCAGCGCCCGGCTGACTGAGTCCTGCGGTAGATACGAACCCACAGCACAGCAAGCGCCCTGTTGCGGGCGTCCCCTGCGGGGTCGTACGGGCATTTGGTAACCGGGCGGCGCTGAACCGCCGCCCACCGCGCCGTGGTGACGGCCGCCCTGTGATCAAGTTCGGATAGCGTCACCTGCGGTCCTCCCTGGTCCGCCGTGCCGCTCTCATATCGGAGGCGCGGCCGAGCAACTGGGCGCGGAACTCCGTCAGCGTCATCCGCGGGTGCTTCTCCCACCACGCCTTCAGCTCGTCGGAAGCCCACTTGTACGCGACGTCCTGCCTGCCCGACAGCAGCGACCGGCCGTCAACACCACGGCGCCGGCCCTCGGCGTTCACCATCACCCCGCGGGTGAAGTTCTCGGCCGCGATGTACTGGACCTCGATCCACTCATCGAACAGGCGACGAACCACCTGGTCGACCGTCTCGCCAAGCATGCGCTGCGACTCGACATGAGCGCGGGACTCCTCCCGCCGCAGCAGGTCCGGGTCCAGCCCGTACACCAGCGCGTACGCCTGAAACTCGTCCATGCCGTCGTCGATCATGTCGGCGACCGCGCGATCCTCGGGCGTCTCCTCCAGGTCGTAGCGCCAGTCCGGGTTCTGCTCGCGACGGTCCAGCTCGGCCAGCAGCCGCTCCAGCGCCACGTCATCCCCGGCCTGCGAGAAGCGCTCCACGAGCTCGAGAACCTGCTCGTCGGTGACCTGGGTGAAGTCCTCGGGCAGCTCGCGGACGGCCGCGCGCACCTGCTCGCTGCGCTGCTGCTCCCGGTCGACGTCGCGCTGCTCCAGCACTTGCGAGATCCGTGCGACTGCCCCAGGGTCGTCGCCGCGCTGTCCGAGCAGCGCGGCCAACTCCTCATCCGACCGCTTCTTCAGGTTCTTCGGCAGCACCTTGGCTCGCTGCCGATCGCTGCGGATCGGCAGGCCGGATTCCTTGGCGTGCTCACGGATCTGCTCCGTCAGGGCCTTGGCCCGACGATCAGCTCTGTCCCGATCCTTCTTCTCCAGCGCCACCGACGCCTGCCGCCGAGCAGCACGTAAGTCGCGCTCCATGCGGCGCATCTTCTGTGAGTCGCCGTAGTCGGCCGGATGCTTGCGCACAAGGGGGCGCTTGGTCGCGCCCGGCAGGTACGCGCCCAGGTTGTGCCCACACCCCGGATGCAGCAGGCCAGCGGTCCGGGCCTGCTCGACGGTGCCCTCCACGAGCACGTCAACCATCGTGTCCGACACATACGAGAGTTCCTGCCGCCACCCGATCGGCCCCGCCTGGGAAAGGATCTTCCCTTCCCAGAAGTCGCACTTCTCGCAGGTGAAGGGCAACCTGCTGACGATGACCAGATCGACGCCGTTCTCCTTCAGCGTGGCCAGGTGGCCATCGACTGAGGCTCGTGCCATCGCCGCCCGCACGGCCATCTCCGCGTACGCGCCCATCGACCACGACCGGCCCTGCGAGTCAGTGAACCCGGTGATGCCGCGGCGAGCGAACATGTCCAGCGCGCGCGACGTCGCCTGCTCCCTCGTCTCCGCACCCGTCAACGCCCGCCCGGCCACCTGCGCCACCACCTGAGAGAACACGTCCTCCGTGGTGCGCAGCGCCCCAACGTGGACGCTCTGCACACGCTTCACCGTCTGCCGTGCCAGCTCGATCACGCCCTGGCCCTGACCGATGCGCTTGGCATTGCCGAGGTGCGTCAGGTCCGTCATCGCCCGCTGCACGCCGCGCCGCCACGCCGAGGTGACACCCGTCGTGACGAGCTTGTCCGACAGCCGCTCCAAGCGGCGCACCACCCGGTCGGCCTGGCGGCGCAGCTCTCGCAGCTCAGCGAACCGAGGCCCTTCCCACTCGGGTTCGCCTAGCCGAGCAACCAGCGCCTCAGACACGACGCGCAGCAGTTCCCGCTCAGCGTCGTAGTAGATGGCCGCCACGGCGCGGGCGTGGTCGAGAGCGGCCTCGATCTGCTCCAGGTCCTGAAGGGCCAGGGCCTCGGCCGCCACGGTGCTCACGTCAGTCCTCGCCGTCCCGGTCGGGCACCAGGACGTCGTCGAGCCGGTCCGGGTCGGCGACGTTCAGCCCGAGCTCGTCGCGCAACTTGTTCATCTCGGCCCTGACCTGGTGGTCGTCCCACTCGGGGTGGACCATCCGGATCTTGGACTCCAGGCTGAGGGCCTGGGCGCGGTTGAATAGCTCGATCGTCCGGGCCACGCCCTCCGGGTCCGGCATGACGCCGTCCGGCCAGTGAACCTCACCGCGCTCCGCCGACACTTTGGTCCCGAACACGCCATGGTCCACGCTCAGGATCGCTTCCGACAGCCACTGAAGGCCCGGATTCCAGTAGCCCGTCTTCCGGCCTCTCGTGCTGAACGACTTACGCTCGCGGGCGTGAATCTCCGTCGCCGTCATCTGGCGACCGGACCCGTCCGCCTCTCCGAAGCTCTGCGCCGAGTAGCCGGCACCCCTCAAGATCTGGGCCACCAGCGCCTTGCCGGACTCGACATGCTCGGTCACCCGGATGGCGAACTGGCTGACCGTAAGCATCGCGTTCGGCGCGGTGCCAGGCGGCGGCAGCATGCCCAGGCCGCTGTAGATCTCCCTGTCCGGATCCCAGCTCGCTCCCTTGCCGCGGCCGTGGTTCTCCAAGAACAGGTCCGGCACGACGATCCGGCCCTTGCCGAGCCGGATGTCGCGCATCAGCGACGTCCACACCTCATCCAGCGCATCCATCAGGTGTTCAACGCCCTGATAGTCGCTGCGGCCCAGCGCCGTGCCCCTGATCAAGCGGTGCGGCCTCATGTTCGGCACGTAGCTGACCAGCAGGCCACGCGGATAGTAGGTGTCGAACCCGCCCGTCTCGTCCACCTTGTCGGCGTACACCTCGGTTTCCGGGTTCTCGGTCAGCGGGATCGGCTTGCCGAGCCGGTCGCTGGTGCCCTCGAAAAGTCCGTGGTAGACGCGGCCGCGTTCGTGCCGCTCAAGGTGCCGAATCACGCACTTGTCATCTTCGGCCAGCACCCGCCAGAACGTCACTGCGTACAGCGCGCCGTAGCGGAACTCGGGGATGGCGGCATCCGGAGGCAGGACGCTGAGTACGGGATGGTCGTACATCTCCTTGTCCCAGCCGACGCGCAAATAGCTGCCGCCGTATGCGCTGCCGATCTCGGCTGCCTCCAGCAGGGCGCCGTAAATGCCCGCCTCGTGCATGATCGTGTCGAGGCGCTTCTGACCTTTCGGGCCCTTCACCCGCAGCGTCGGCGGCTCGCTGAACAGCAGGTCAGCCGACGTGGAGGAGATGTCGCCCGCGATCGGCACGTGAAGCTTCGTGTTCCGTACCTGACCCGCCGGCGTCGAGCTTCCCCAAAACCATCGGCTGACCCGGTTCATGAACCCGGTCACGCCCGGCTGAGGACGATCCCAGCCCTTCGGGTCCAGGCCAACCCCGTGTACCTGGTTCGCGCCGTACACCTGCGCCAGATGATCGGGATCTCCGGCGTACCACGCGCCCCACTGCGCATACAGCCGCAGCTCACGTCGGATATGCGGCGGCGGCCACTCCTGGTCCTGCACCGGCAGTGGCATCTCCACGCCCCTCTACTGTTGTCGATCGCCGGAACGGTCAGGCAGGCCAGTGCCAGGTGCCGGGCGCGGTGCCGGGCGCGGTGCCGGGCGGCACGTTGCACTCGTGGAATCCGCCCAGCGCGCCCGGGGTGAACACCCACAGATGCACGTGGAATGCGCTGTCGAGCGGCGGGACCGCGCCCACTCGCACCCCCTCCGGGTCGAGCGTGTCCACGTCAGCGGTCACGATCGCCGCCCGGACCGCGTGCAGCCCTTGTGTGCCCCGGTAGCGAACGATCTGGCATGTGGTCGGACGATCCATGAAGACTCCTTAGATGACGTCGATCAGCCCAGCGGGCAGCACCGGCTGCTCAACCGGCGCGGTCACGCGCACCCAGGCCTGGTAGCTGCCGTCGCCCAGAGCGACCGTGCCGCCGGGGCCGAGGAGGATGCGCGCGACCGCGCCTCGCTTGGTGACCGAATCGGATTTCCACTCGCCCGGGTGCCAGTCAGCCGGGCCGGGCTCAACGCCGGGGGGTGTGAAGGCGATCTCGACGATTTCGCTGCCGGTCGCGCCCCGCACGAAGTACGGAATCCATTCGCGGGACAGGCTAGAGATCTGTTCCACGGCGCTCTCCTCGCGTTCGTGAGGCGGACCAAGTACGGCGCGGGGGTTCAACGCCCCAGCGGCGCTGAACGGGCTCGGCGCCCCACGACCTGCGCGGACCCTCCACGCCGGTGAATGGCCCGCCGCCGTACAGCAGCGGAGTGACCGGCAACGCGGTGTCAGCCTCAACGACCATCACGAGGAAGCCGCTACTGATCTCCTCGACCGCGCTCGTTTCGACTGCCAAGCCCAGGCGACGCCGCTTGACCCTCGTCAGCACGCCGCCCGAACTCATCTCGGCGGCGACGCCAAGCAGCCGTCGATGAACGGGCCTGGGCGGCTGCGCCACATCGGTGGTCGTCGCCATGCCGACGTGGCGGACTTTGATCGGGGCCATCGGCATGGCCGTGCTGGTCTCGCTCGTTGTCCTGACGATCGGCCCCTGCTCGGCGCTGACCGGCTGCGCCGTATCGTGCTCGACGGTGGCGCCGAGCCTACGAGCGTGTGCTGGCGCGGCGGCGGCTGAGCCTGCGGTCTCCTCGACCTGCCCCAACACGCGAAGCTTCTGCGGTCGCACCGCGGCCGCGCCGCCGTCTTCTACCGCTGCGCCAAGCTGACGCACCCGTACGGGTCGCGCGGTGAGCACGGTCTCGACGGCCGTCGCCGGCCCTACGTGGTGGACCTTACGCGCGGTGATCGGCAACGCGACCCCGCTGTGACCGGCGATTGAGAGCTGGGCGATGTTGACGGCCGGTCCTAGCTTGGCCGCGCCGATCGCGACGTCGTCGAGAATGAACCAGTTCGTCTGCGCAGTCCATAGCCAGAAATCGGCCTGCTGCGGCTTTCCGCCTGGCCAAGCTGTGGACGAAGAGATCACGTAGTCGTTGTGGGTCAGAGAGTCCGGGCTCAGGTACGTCCACACCTCGACGGTGCCGCTGCCGGAGGCGTTGATCGTGTAGCGGAACTCGATCCGCGTCCACGTGTTCTTCGGGATGCTGACGCCGGTGAGCACAGTCTGGGTGCCCGTCACCAGATCGCCGACGCGCACGGCAATGCGCATGGTGGCGGGGTCCAGCCACGCCTTCGACACCGCCCCGGACGGGCCAACCAGCCCAAACAGGGCCTTGGCGGCTGGGAACGTGCCGGTGGGGTTGATGTAGAGACGAGCACAGACCACGTCCCCGGCCGGGGGCGTATACCTCCAGCTCAGCCGACCCTCGGCGTTCGAGCTTTGTTGGTAGGCGGCGAAGCCGCGGTTGCCCCGCCCTGGATCGGTAAATACAGGGCGTCCGGCGACCTCGGTGAACGCCGTCCAGCTCCCCCCGCCTGACGTGGAAGGAAGAATGTCACCAGACGAGAAACCACCATCGAAATGGCTCTTCGCAGGAAGCGCGACAGGAGTGATCGGCGAGGCGGACGAGTAGAACTCGACGTTGTCGATGAACGCCGCGTCCACGTTCTGCGGGTCGGCCGAAGAACCATCCTTGGTGTAGCGGAACGTCACGGTGGTGCCGGGCGTCACCGTGTATTCGGGAGACTGTGTCCACGAGCCGCCCGGGCCGGAGGCGGTGAACTGCTCCACTCCAGCAATCAGGAACCGGAAGAAGTCGAAGCCCGATTCCGAGCTGACCCGATACCAGAAGCGCAGTCGGTCGCACCCATCCGGGACGATGACGTTCGCGCTGGTGGTGCCGTTGTCGCCGATGACCGCGCTGCGCAGAGACCAGGATCCGGCTTGAGCTGGGGTTGTCGAGGAGGTGCTGACACGGGTCCAATTGCCCGACCAGGTGAACGCGTAGGTGGGGTCCTCGATGTCCTCGAAAGCCAGCGGCACCGACGCGCCGCCCCAGGTGATCGCAGGACCGCTCGCTGCCGTCGCACCGGTGTCTACCGACAGCTCACGCCCGTTGCCGCTGTAGTCAGTTGACTCCGCGCGGTAGAAGGCGTAGGCGGCCCCGAGCCCTACCTTGCGTTGTGGCAGGTAGTCGCCAGCCTCAGCCTGTACTTCGGTTTGGGTGAGGGCATCGGTCCACAGCTTGAATGCGGCGATGCAGCCGTTCAGCCACAACCCGTCAATCGACACACCGAGCCGAAGCAGCGTAGCCATCACTGCGGCCGCGTTCGTCCATGTGTCCACGTTGAACGAGGCCGTCCCAGCCGCGCGGCTCACCATGAACCCGCCGGTCGAGCTGACGCTGACCCCGACGAAGTACCAGACGCCGGGGGTAAAGGCTCTGCTGGCGACCTGTGTGCCGTTGATCAGCACGCGCATGGTGGTGCCGTCGGCGCCGGTGCGCAAGGTGAGCCAGGAACTAGTGCTGTTGGGATCGATCGTCCAGACCGGGGATTCCGCGTTCCGATCGACGCTGATCTTCACCCAACACGACACCGTCAACGCCGACCGCTGCCCCAAGCTGAGAGTCGCGATCTGGCCGTGGCTGGCGGCAGCGTAGCGGATCGCCACGCTACTGCGCCCGGAAGAAGCCCGCCGAGGCGATCTGCGCGACCACGTCGGTCCCGTCCGGCGTGATCGCGAAGTCGTGGCAGGTGAGCGGCACGATCTGAGAGTCAGGAGCGGCTGCGGACGGCCGGTAGCAGACCAGCAGCTTCGCCCACGGCCCCGTCTCGACGAGCACCTGATTCCACGTCTGATCGGGGATGTCCACATCCACGCGGTCGTTGGTGTCGTCGGGCACCGCGGCAACTAGGTCGGCGGCCACCAGCACCTTGCGGTTGTATCCGTTCCCGGTGGGCACTTCGTTGGTGGTGCCCGCGACGACGTCGGCCAGGCTGTCCTTGTCCTTCAGAACGGCGTCGCCTTCGATGCCTGAGGCGGCCAGGGCCACGACGAGCAGCGCGCATCCGGACGGATCGTTGGCGCGCACTCGGTTGTGCAGTTCGACGACCCGGCCCAGGGCGATGTTGAACGTGAAGTCGGCCACGAGGCCCTCCCTCGGGTAGATGATCAGGTCCAGCAGTGCGGCCCCGGCCCTCGCTGCCCCTCAACAGCGGGGGCCAGGGACCGCACTCGGGCTCGACGCGCGTACGGGGAAGCCGCGCGGAGCAACACACCCCAGGCGGCCAGGCCGCCACAACCGGCCGCATGTACGGGGTGCGCGTCTTAGAGGGTGGGAACGGGTTCGAGGAGTCTCAGCCAAGCCGCCTGTGTGGTGTGGATGGCGTACCTCAGGGCGTCACACGAGTGGTCGTCAACTTTGACCGGCGCGTCGTCACCCTTTTCCGCTTTCCTTTCGTCCCACGCGTAGCCGGCCATCTCGTCGAGCAGGCCGCGGCAGCTTTCGTGTACGCGCAGGTGATCGGCTGAGATCACGTTCGAGACGGTGCGGATGCCGTCCAAGACCGCGTTGTCGGCCTGCATGGGCCGGTAGTGGTCCCGGTAAAGCTGCTGGATGAAGCTGGCCGCCGAGGGGTCCACGACCAGCCAGTCCGGCCTGACTCCGTGCGTGCCAGGCCCGTACGTGCCAGGGATGCGGTCCAGCCAGTTCGTCAGCCGCGCGCTGTACTCGCTGTCGGTGAGCTGGCGTCGTTCAGCCCGGGAGTCGTAGCGCAGCTCGGAGGCGACGTAGATGCGGCGCTGCCCGTCCAGATCGGGGACGCTGACGCCCACCAACAGCGCCGCGAAGGGATTCGCCGTGCCATAGTCGACGCCGACGCTCAGCCACTTCTCCATCAGCGGCAGTTCGCGGACGACATGCTTGTCCTCGTCGAACATGTCGTAAATGGCACCCTCAGCCATGACCCAGCGCCCCTCGATGAAGCGCTTGTACCAGAGACCGCTGTACTCCGACTTCAGGGCCTTGACGTACGCCGGGTCGAGGGAGTGGTTGTCGTCGAGGCGGAAGTGCCACGACTTCAGGTCCAGCTCGTGGGCTCGGTCGAGGAAGTCCTTCTTCAGCCAGTGCGACGGCGCGTCGGGGTTCGTCGAGGCGAACAGCTTCGCGCCCTTTACCGACAAGCGGGACAGCAGCATGTCCCAGAACGGCCTCTCGATCAAGGTCGCCTCATCGACGTACGCGCCGACCGCCGTCATGCCCCGTAGGCGGTTCTCGGCGCGTGAGTCGTTTGAGCTGATGATCTCGACCCTGCGGCCCAGGATGGTCGCGGTAGGCGCGCCGCGCGTGTAGCTGATCCGCTTGGCGATCGGGCCGGTGATCGCTGGGTCCATCAGCGGCTCGAACGTGTTTCGCGCGATGGTGTCGGCCGTTTTGCCGACGATGACCAGGCTTCCACCGCGGGGCGCGTTCGCGACGAACGTGACCCACCTGATCAGGGACGCGATGGTCTTCCCCGATCGGATGGCCCCTTCCCAGATGTTCAGGCGGGCCGTCGATTCGGCGATGCTGCGTTCCTGCTTGGGTGACAGGACGATGTCGAGGGCCAGGCTCACGCCTCACCCCCAGCGTCGTCGTACTCGATCTCTCCCTGGATCACGTCGGCCTGCACGAACAGGTCCGTGTCCGGGTCAGGCACTCGATGCCGCTCCTGAAGCTGCAAGAGCATGTTCCCGAGCAGCGACGCCATGTCGGTGTCGGCCGCCCCGTTTCGGTTGATCAGGTCCAGGCCCAGCAAGCTCGCCCGCTTGTTCACGATCTTCAGTGCGGCTTCGACGGCGTTGACTTCGCCCTTGATGACCTTCGGCCAGACCGCCGCCATCATGCGGTCCAACCTGTTGATCTCCAGGTTCAGCAGCTCCTCGGCCGCCATGGCCTCCTGCTTGGCGGCCTTCTTCAGCGCGTTCGTGATGTCCTTGGAGACAAGCTGCGGCGAGGAGTAGCCGAGCCGCTGAGCGATCACCACCGCGGACACCCCGGCGATTCTCATCTGCAACGCCTGGTAGCGGCGCTCGCTGATTTCGAGCTTGCGCTGCTGATCAGCCATGAGGGGGCCGCCTCTCCTATTGCGCCAGCGTTACCGCTGTCGCTGTGCGTGTGTCCTCAGCGCCGCTACGACGATCTCCGCCAGCGGCGCATCCCCGTCCTGGCTGCGAATGTCCGCGATCAGGCCCGTCACCTCGTCGTGCTGAGCGGCCGTCAGCGGCACGATCAGCTCGACCGTCGATCCCGTCTTCGGCCTAGGAGGCGGAGCAGCATCAGCGGCTGGCCCGCCGTCGCTCTCGGCCTCTTCGTCGTCTGCCTGGTCGTCCTCGTCGTCGAGGTCGTCCCCGACAGGGCCAGGGCCCGAGGCCGGCGCCGGCGCGGGCCTCGGGGCGGGCTCGTCGTGCATGATCTCGATGTCGCCAGCGAGGCCGTCGAGCAGGTCCGCGAGGTCGTCGTCCCGCCACCCGGTGCCGTCCAGGTCCGGAAGCGACGAGAGCAGCTCGGCAAGCTTGGCGTCGTCGTACTCGCCGTACTCAGCCAGGCGATTGTCAGCGAGCATGATCCGCTTCGCGGTCTCATCGTCCACGTCGATGAGGATCGTGGGCACGTGCTTGAGCTTCGCCTTGTGGGCGCCGAGCCAGCGGTGCTCACCCGCGATGATCCGCATCCGCGACTTCTGCACCAGCACCGCGCCGTAGAACTTGTTCTTCCCGATCGACCCGACGATCACATCCGGGTCGCCCTTGTGAGGGTTGTCCGGGTGCGGCTCCAGCTCGTCCACCCGGACCATGCGGTACTCCTGCGCGGCGATCCCGGCCATCACCCCTCCCCCGATGCCCTTGGGAGGGCCAGGTGGTCGACTATTTTGACCTGCGGCTTTTCGCGTTTCCGCAGGTCAGATTTCAAAGTGGTCGTCATGCGTTTCCGCTGATGGCGAGGCTGTGTCGCCGAACGGCACGTGGTCCACCACGTGCGGCAGTTCCGGCTCGACGATCTCGACGCTCTGGTCGGTGAGCCAGATCCCCCGGGCGCTGATCTGTTCGGCGAGCACCGCCATGGCGGGATTCGACCAGCCGTCGTCGTCGCGCTGCACCTGGTCCACGATCAGCGCGAACGGCTCCTCATGGAGGCCCGCCGCTCGGCAAGACAGGACGCAATGTAGCTCTGCGTAGTATCGATGACTGTGGGGTGCACCCCCGACCACTAGCCGAGACTGTCTGATCTGACAACGGGATCGAGAGGAACGAGCCGACCAGGCGAGCCCTGGTCACTGCCGTCACCCTGACGCCCGGGTTGCCGGACAGCGGATAACCATCCGAACCGAAGCAATCGGATATGCCCGGTAAATGTCCGGAGACTGTCCTGGATCAGTCAAGGTACGGGTGGCATCCTAATGCAGGAAGGACTTCCGGTGATCGGGCAAGTGAAATACTGAGCGCCCCAGCGATCGTCACCGACAGTTATTGCAGGCGATTCTCTTACTCTCGCGTGCCACAGCGCCTATTCAGAATCGCAGTGCGCGAACTTTGAGGCCGTTCATCGATGACGCCACCAGAACCGGGACGGTAGCGGCGCCCAGATCCGGCGTACGACGCACTAACGAGTGAGGAGAGTGTCTTGCGCCCTACGGCGCGCAGTCCGTTATCACCACAGCGATGGTTCTTTAGTCGGCCCTGAAGGAAAGGAAACCGTCGTATGCGACTACCACAGAAACTGGCAACCGCCGTCGTGGCGGGCATCACCGTCGCAGCCGCACTTACCACGCCGGCCTACGCCGCTGGAGGGACGAAATACTGCCCGGTAAGCGGCACTCTGGAGCCATGGTGCGATCTTCAACTCTATCCGACCCGATTCCCTGGCGGGACGATCTCGATCGACGTCGACGTAACCGGACCCAATCCCGTCGTCGGACACTGGACCCTCTACATCGATGGCGGTTCTGTATGCGGGGCGGACTTCGCCTACAGTGACCCGCCCCGGTCATGGGTCTGCAGAAACGTGCGAGCGGGTTACCCCACCCTCTCGGTGCCAAGAGGTTACGAGGCCGCACGGATAGGTCTCCGCTGGTGATGCCGACCGCACCACCCTGTCGCCCCCGCCAGGTCCCTTCACGAAAGGCCGGACAATGATGAGACGGGCCACGAAATGGGTGCCGCTCATGGGCATCGCCATCGCGCTCACCGCCGGACCGCTCACGGCGGCTCCAGCTTCGGCATCCGCAGCGCTCGCCGCCGCTGACTGCGTCATCAACCCCTACAAGGACCGGATACCGCCCGAGGTGCATGTCCGCTGCGCCACGACCGGACCGTACAAGGCAATCGCCCTCTGTTCCAACAAGTTCTACAAAGACAAGTGGTTCGAGTCGCCCTGGACCAGCGCCGGCTCCTGGGCGCAAGTTTCATGCCCGCTGGGATACACGCTGACGGGCTGGGGGAAACAAGGCGGCGGCAGCGCCTGACCTGAGCGGTCCGCTGATACCCCGTAACCCTGTGGTTGCCGAAGCGCAGCCACTCAGCGAACCCGTTGCATGTCTCTACCTTGTTGGTGACCACGGTGACCAACAAGGTAGAGGCCCGCGTCCGACCATTTCTGAGAGCACGCACAGTCATCGATACTGCGCAGAGCTACATTGCGTCCGGTCTCAGCGACCCGAGCGGCGGGTCATGACCCCTCAGCTCCAGCAGCGGAAGGCGCAGCACCTGGATGCGCACTACTCGGCCCCGCCGGGGAGCTCCGCGAACCGGCGCTCGAAGATCGACTTCGAGACCGGCCAGAACTCGCCCGCGCCGTCGTGGCACACGTAATCGCCCAGGCCGGCGCGGCGCATGCCCTCCTGCGTCTGCATGTCCACGTACTCGGCCGACCGGCCCCGGATCGCGGTCTGCCCGACGATGCCCTTCAGGTTCGAGTACGTGTTGATCCACGACACGACGGCCTCGACGTTGCCGCCCTCGACCTGCACGGCTTCGACGAGCTCCGGCGCGTGCTGATACTCCTTGATGTCCATGATCAGCGTCTCCTCTTTCGGCGCGCAATCTGGCGGCGCCGGTAGTGATCGTCTGCCGCGGGCTGTGTGAGCCGCCGACGCGGGAGGTGGGCACGTGATGGGATGGGCAAGCCTGCTGGCCCATCAGCGAGGACCAGGCTCGCCAAGCTGGTGCCGCCATCGAAGGCAGTGGGAGGATCGCGCCATGACCGCAGTGGCCCCCTTCGACTGGATCCCCATACTCGTCGCGGCAGGCACTCTCGCACTGGGCTCCGTGCTTACCATGCTCGGGCAAGGGCTGGCTGATAGGCGTGTACGCAAACGCGAAATGCTCGCCCGCCGCGATCAACTGCAAATCCAGCTCTACCAGGAAGAACGCGAAGTCCTTTTCGGACTACAGCAGGTATGTCTCGATCTGCATACGAAGTACGTGCGCGTCCAAGCCGCAGCTATGGATTGCGACGAGTCGGAGATCACAGAGGTAATCTTCCCCATGGTCGAGGGCGAGATGGACGACCTGAACAAGCAGGTCGTGCTGCTCCATCAGTGTCGGTCGGATGCGGTCCGCGGTGCGATCCTGGCTTATGCCGGAGCAATGAAGCGCTGGAAAGAGAGCGCCACCAGGACGGACGCGCAACAGGCATGGGAGGATCTCACTAAAGTTTTTGGCGCGATTCATGGCGCCCTTGGCACTGAACTTCGGCGAAATCCTCTCGACGAGATCGGCCTCTCTACCTGGCGTTTTCGTCGTCGGCGAGGGAAGAAAGCAACCCCGAAGGACCGTTCTGCTCAACTTGACAGCGGAGCTGTGGATAACGGGTAGGCAGACGCCTTCGCCGCCCTAATGATTAATCCACACCGATTCAACGGCGTGCCGTCGCTCGTCCGAGCTCGACGCGCGAACCCGGTAGTCGATGCGGCGCCACGTCCCGAGCAGCTCGTCGTACAGCTGCGACCGGTAGCCGGATAGCACGATCGCCGACTTGCACTCGACGAGCACCTCAAGGAGGCGGCGGTGCTCGGGTTCACGGTCCATCTCCTTCACGTAGTGGCCGCTGCCGAACACGTTCCTCGTGCTGCGCAGGTACGGCGGGTCCACATACATGGCGGTCTGCGGCGAGTCCATCCGCTCGATCAGCTCGAACGCGTCCACCTGCTCGATGAACGCCTCACGCAACCGGGCCGCGTGCCAGCGCAGCGCCGCGGCGGCACGCTTGGAGCCGGCCGGGTTGTTGACCCGCGTCCTCGAGGTCGGCCGACGCCAGGAAGCGCCTGCCTCACCGCTGCGGGACTGCGTGCATTGGATCCACCAGCGGCGGGCCCGCTCCAGATCCGACGCCGTGGTGTCGCCGAGCTTGGCGGCCTGGTGCTCGGCGCGGGCGTACGGCGTGAGCTCGATGGCGCGGATGAGGGCGCGGGGGCGGTCCCGGAGCGTCTGCATGAAGCACACCAGGTCGCCGTTGATGTCGTTGATCGTTTCGATCTGGACGGACTTCTTGGCGAAGAAGACGGCTGCGGACCCGGCGAAGGGCTCGACGTACACCTCGTGCTTGGGCAGGAGTGACGCAAGGAACGGGCCCAGTCTTCCTTTGGCGCCGTAGTACTGGAACGGAGGGCGCAGCATCTCGGAAACCCTCCTCGACAGGTGACGTAGTGGACAATTTGATCAGGTGTGCGATCGCATGAGCGGGCCGAACCCGTACAACGAGGACGCGGTTCCGGTTCCGCCGCTGGTCGCGTACGCGCCGCCCGGCGAATGTCAGGTGACGCAAGTCCTGGCCGAGTGTCACCCGATGCGGCCGGAGCGGCGGGCAGTGTGTCAGCCGAAGTGACCGACGAGCGCCATAACTGTCCTGTCCGTGAGAATCTTGAGAACTCCGGACCTACCTTGCTAGCGATTATGTAACGAGGCTGGTGAGATGGCATACATGGGGGATTCAATCAGGAGTTGGATCAGGCAGTACTGGGTGCCGTCCGTCATATTGCTGGCGGTCGTGGCGACATTCGTGTGGTTGCTATGGAAGGGGCCGTGGATTATGGACCATGAGCACCTGACAGGCAAGATGACGCCGGCCGTGGCATCTGTAGTTTCTGGTTTCCGCACGGCGGTGGTTGCCCTTGGGGCTGGCCTGGTGGCCGGGGCTGGCCTTGTTTACACCCATCGCACCTTGGAACACACCCGGCTCAGAGACCGTGAACAGACGGAACTGACCCGTCACACTCTCGAAGTGACCCGGAAGACGCTGGAGCACACCCGAGACAAGGATCGTGAACAAGCGGAGCTCACCCGGGAGGGGCAGGTAACCGACCGATTCACTAAGGCGATCGGTCAACTGGCCTTGACAGAGGTCGAGAAGCTGGGCGGGGTCTACTCGCTGGAGCGAATCATGCGGGACTCGGCAAAGGACCACCCCACCGTTGTAGAGGTCCTTGCCGCGTTCGTCCGTCAGCACGCCCCCGCACATCCGCCCGACTCTGCCGGTTCCGCGAAAGCGGAACGCCGTCTTGACGAGGCAGTACAGGCAGCGCTAACCGTGCTCGGACGACGTCCCAAGGACCGAGAAGAGCCGTTTCGGATTGATCTGCACCGCACCGACCTGCAGAAGGCCGACTTCAACACGGCGAATCTGGCAGGGGCGCACCTATGGGAGACCAACCTACGCGAGGCGAATCTGGACTGGGTGAACCTCTCTGAGGCGAACCTCTTCAGGGCGGATCTGACGGGAGCGAACCTAAGCGGAGCTCTCATGGAGAATGCGACCTTGGATCAGGCGAACCTGGAAGGAGCGATCTTGCTGGAGGCGGAGGGCTTGACCGTCGCACAGGTGGTGGCCGCTTACCCAACGAGCTCGACTCGCCTGCCCGACGAGCTGAGGGCTGATCCACAGGTCCAAGAACGCATCGCAGAGGTAGAGGCTGAGGAGGCTCGGCGGATGGAGGCGGCATGGAGGGCTCGAGCCGCTAACACGGCTGAGTCTCCGCACCAAGGCGAAGACAGCTGAACGCGACGCCGAAGTTGCAAGCAGGTCTGAAGTGGCCATCACAAGGTCGCGTGGTCAGCGGTCAAGGTAACTGACACCTGACAGCGAGTTCCACGATCGTGTCGCATTCCTGCTCATGTGGCGGTAGGTCGGCCCGAAGGATTGGGAGGGCCTGGTGATGTGGGTGGTCACCACGTGTCCGGATCATCCGTGCTTGGAATAGGCGCACCCTTGGCCCTGCTTTGCATCGGCCAAGGGAACCAACGAGATGCACCACCCCACAAAGGCCCGCGACGACGCCGGGTGCAGGTGACAGCGGGATGAGTCGGGGCGAGGAAGAGAGCCAGTGACCTGTTCGCGACGGGCCACCGGCTTTCGTCACTCAAGCGCAGACGCGACCAACTGGGAAGGATCCCTTTCTAGTTGGCGCCCCGAATGCACGTAGCCCATGGTCGTGTCCATGGACTCGTGATCAAGAGCTTCCTTGATCTCGAACGGGTCCGCGCCCAGCTCGGCAGCCAGTGACGCCCACGTGTGCCGCAGCACATGCGCAGTGACCTTGGCGAGGATTCCGGCCTGACGGCCGATCCGCGTCACCAGGGCCGACGCCGACGACCGATAGAAGCGGCCCCCGGTGTCGGTCACGAAGATCCGGCCAGCGAGTTCCGACATCTCGACGCCGGCGCGCCGCGCCCGATCCTCGAGGTACCGGTCGATCGCGTAGCCGGTTTCCACCGGGAGGCGACGCCTCTTCGGCTTGGTGCCCTTGCCGACGATCCGCAGCGTCCGCAGGCCGCGCTCGTACCCGAGCGCGCTCAGGTCAGCGGAGATCGCTTCTTCGATCCGGATGCCGGTGTGCAGCAGGACCCGGATGAACGCCGAGGTGCGAAGCCGTGCCGGCCCGTGGTCGGCGTCGGCCGCGGCCACCAGGGCGCGGGCCTCGTCACGTGTGAGCGCGGTCGTCTCGGAGTGGTTCCGCGACACCTTCGGCCTGCGGGTCCGCTTGAACCGGTTGGCGTCGATGATCTCCTCGTCGGCGAGGTAGTCGTACCAGGACGACACCGCCGAGATGCGACGCTGCATGGTCTTCGGGGGGATCGGCTTCTCGGCTTGGAGTTCGAGCCACCGCTTGTAGACGTCGCCGTGGGACTTGCGCGCCTTGAGCGGGTCAAGGCCGGTCTCGGTGCAGAACGCGAACCACCGCTCGATCTCCAGCCGGTAGGCGTCGCGCGTGTTCTTCGAGTCGTACGACAGCAGCCACGCCATCGTGGCGTCCTGGGCGAAGCCGAGCAGGGTCGGCGGGAATGCGATCGCGCCTGCGCTACTCGGGTCGCGGACCAGCTCAACGGTCATACCTCGACGCTAGCAGAATGATCTATGGACATAAGCTCGATTATGACCATCTCTTAGCGATCACAACAGGACGGACAGCCGACGCTAGTGAGCACCACCGAACCGCCGTCCCACCTGCGGGCTTGGGGCGGCGGTTCCACTGTTCCGACGGAAATTGAGTAGGCCCTACTCATACGCAAATGTTCGGAGACAAGCAGACTCTCAAGATAAGCGCCAACAGACACAAGGAAGGAGCGTCCCATGGCCGAATCACCGCCTCCCGGACCGAACCCCTCGATTACCCTTCTGGAGCCCCCTCCGCCTCCAGCGGGCGGCAACGGCGAGGTGACGGTCGAGGTCGATGGCCGACAGGTCGTCTTCGAATGGTCTCAGGGAAAGATCGTCCGGTTCTCCCTCGTTTCCGAGCAGGACAGTATCTTCAGATCGGGAAACGTTACGCTCAAGCCAGAGCCAGACGCAGCAATCCAGTGCTATTGCTGCCTCGTTGACGATGTCAGTGGCGCCTGGATCTGCTATCACGTCCCCTGCGGCACCCCCTGTCCCGGCTTGAGTTAGTGCGTTTGGGCTGGCCGGTGGTTGCCACCGCGCGGCCGCAGGGTCACGCCCGTCTCCTCGAGGAGGCGGTGGACGAACCCGTAGCTGCGGTTGATCGACTCGGCGATCTCGCGGACGGACCCGCCGGCGGCGTACTTCTTGGACACCGCCGCGGCCAGCGCCTGGCGCTCGGCGCCGACGATGCGGATATTCTTCCGAACTCTCATGAGGGGACCTTTCTCGTTCAGGCGGCTCGGGCGAGGTTGGCGCGGAGCTCGTCACGCGCCTCCGGTGTTGGGGGGACGTCGTCGCCGCGCCAGATGCAGCCCTCGATCGTGGCGAGGTCGTCGTAGTCGTAGACGACCTCGCGGCCGGCCCTGCCGAGGACGCGCGCCGAGTAGCGGCGCGCCCACTGCCGGATGGTGATCGGCGAGCGGTCGAGGCGGGCGGCGGCTTGGCGTGCGGTCGCTGGGTGCACGTCTCACCTCCGCAAGGGTCGCGTTCGTGGACGTACAGGGCGATTCCGGACACGTGAGCGCGCGAGATAGGCGCGTCGTAGTCAACGCTGACAGGCGATCTCGCGCGTCCGAATGCAAGGGGATAGGCGGAACGGTGATCTTGCCAGAGGCGCCCTCAGGGCTTCACCGCAGTTTCCGCAGGTCACGGAGTCAAACCGTGCGGCAGGCACAGATCACCTGCCGACACGAAGTGTTACACAACCGCTCGACTCGACGCAACGTGCGAACCGCCGCGCGCCCTGATCGCCGCTGAAACATACTGGGATATGACCCGCCAAAGGCGCTGGCCCTTCTTACAGCTCCGCACCATCACACCTCGATCATCCGCGAAGACGCTGCGCACCCTCGCTGCCCGCCGCCGCACGAAGACAGCCCCTCCTCCACTGAGACGGGCCCTTTCCATGCAGGCGTGGGTGGGCCTCACCACCGTCATCGCAGGGCTTCTGTCTATACCGAGCGTGCTCATCGCCAAGACCGCGCTAGACATCAGTGAGCAACAGCAACTGGAGCAAGAACTGCAGCAACTGGAGCAAGAGCTGCAGCAGAAGCTCGCCCAGGCGGAAACGGAGAAGGCCATCCGGGAGGCGTACGTCCAACGCATCACCACGTGGACGAAGTACGCCGAAATCGACGACAAGCCGGACCTCATCACCATCCAGAACACCAACGCGCTCCCCGCCCAGGCGTGGATTATCCACCATCCGAAGATGGAGATGCCCCGGGATATCCAGCCAATCAGTCTCGCCCCTTGCTCCCAGGTCACGGTGGCCGATACCCCGCCACCGCGATGGCCCAAGGGAAGCGACTTCGGCTCGGAGGTCATCGCCATGAACGTCCGCGGATCCGAGCTCTACCGCGTACTTGAGCTAGGGAGGGGAGCCGACCCAGTTGTATCGGATTACGAAGCATGGGGCGAGTGGGCAATTATGATCACAACCCTCGACCCGATCGACACCCCCGAGGAGATTCTTAAAGGCACAGAACGGCGACCCAAGATCGTGGATAAGCGTCCAGCCGGAACATGCGTGTGATCACCCCGCCTCGTCGCGACCAGGCCCCGCTCCTCCACCTTCCTGGCCTGCCGCAGTGTAGGCGGAACCGCAGCACTCTAACGTTCCCCCACCACCTAGCGATATTGAGTCATGACCGCACGAAGACGGCCACGGTTCTCATCGCCACGACGCGCCGCACCCGGCCCGTCCGCTCGCACCACCACGCTAATCGCTGCGCGCCAACGACTTCGACCACGCGCTCGCCGCAGGCTCCGTGATGTTCGCTGGAACGTCCAATGGTGGGCAGCCCTTACCAGCGTCATCGCTGGACTCATGTCAGTCCCAGCGTTCGTCATCTCCATGAACGCGCTGAAGATCAGCGAACAGCAGCGGCAGGACGCCCTCACACAGCGCTCCGAGGACCAGAAAAAGGAAGCACAGGCCAAAGCAGCCGCAGAAGCCCTCGAAAAGCAAGGTTTCGCGAATCGGATCGTGATAGCTTCGTCCGAATTTTCGTCCTCATCCAGCGAGGAGAGGTGGCGCGTGCGCAACTCCAACTCACGCCGAGCGTACGTATACATCCGGCTCAGTCCCGATGAACAGCCTCCCGAACTCTACGAATTCATCATCGAGCCTTGTAGCGAAGCGGATATGGCCATCCCGCTTTCGGACACCAAGTTCGACGACTATGGGGGCTATAAGCAGTTCATCGTCACCCCCGTCCCTGCGGATGCTCGTACAGGGGCAGACTTCTGGCTGGTAAGTCTGGAGGGGCTGAGTCCCCAGCACACCACCCTTGAATGGGCGACCGGGTGGACCTCCTACGAACTGGAGCAGGTCAGACGCGACATCTCGCCTTGCATCTAGCCTCAGCCGGCCTCCTCGACGACCAAGCCCCGTTCCTCCACCGCCGACACGTGATTACCGCATCTCCCACACACGAAGTACCCCACCTTGGGATCCCACCAGAGATTCCGGTCACCACAACGGCACCGCGCCGGCGTCCACGACGGCACCTCCTGCAAACGCTGCTCCCAACGGAGCACCACGTCCACCAGCTCCGTCAACTCCCGCACCGCCAACACCCCATGCAGATACTCCACCAGCAACGCCACCGCCCGACCGCGCGCCTCCGCACCACGACCAGCAGCCGCAGCCGCAGGCCAACCCCGGGCAGCCAGATACCGAGCCTCGAACCTGAGCAGATCCCCCGTCAACTCGTCCAGCAACTCCGCCACCGGCGACGGACTACCATGCGGACGCGTCCCCGACACCCTCGACCAACGCGACGCAGGCCGCAAACCATCAGCCTCAGCCGCACGCACCGCCGCCAAATCCCGCACCGCGATCAACGCACGCCTCGTCGTCGCCCGACACAGCGAACACACAAGCGGCTCCCCCAGCCGCCACCTCACCTCGGCCTGAACCGGCTCCACAGGCGGCTCACCCTTCGCCCCCTCCGACACCCACCGATCCACCGCATCCGCATGCAACTCACGAGCACGCAAAAACACGCCCCACACCGCACGCGACCCCTCGTTGCACGGCCCCACACACGCCTGACCAGCCACCACGCACCCCCAACCGAGACGACCCACAACAGTACAAGATCAACTCCTTTCGACGTGAACCAAGCCAAATAGGGACCCCTGGGACCGGACCGGAGGGGGTCGGGGGTCGCGCGGAAGCCCCCGCGCGTGGCTCGGCGCGGGGGCTCGCTGGGACGGTGCGCGCTAGGCGCGCGGTCGGCGCGTGGCTCGCGTCTCGACGCGACCGCGCGCGGCTCCGGCGCTCCTAACGACTCCGTAGATCGTGTGTAGCGCGCCGGTGCGCGCTAGGGCGCTCATGTTGCGAAGCGACTTCAGCGCGTCCACCACATAGGCGGCATCCTCCTGCGCGATGCCGGTTCCGTGCTGGCGCGCAAACCGGGCTTGCTCGTCGTAGCGCTGGAACATCACCGCGTCATACTCGACACGCACCGTGCCATCCTTCTGGGTCACGCGGACGTGCAGGAGGAAACCGCACGCGGCCAGTAGGCGCGTGATCTCCGCGACCGCGCGGCGGACGGCAGCGAGCATGCCGGACGGTTCGGGCTCGATCGGCTGGCGGATGTCGTCTAGCGACACATCATCGATGATCGCCCCGGACCGCTCCGCGTGCAGAAGGTATGTCGTGTGCAAGGACTTCCGGCACGTGTCCGTGACACGCCACACTCCGTGCAGGTGGACGGCTGCGCCGTGGTACTCCACGTTGCTGCCCCGGGACGCGTACATGAGTAGCGCGGTCCGGCTGGTCTGGCTGGACACGTAGACCTCCTTCTGAAGCTCCGAGAGCGTGTCACACGCGGTGCGCTTCATGCACGCGGCGCACGCGGCGCGGTGCTCCTCGAACGCCTGGCTTGCCTGCTGCGTGAGCTCTACGGCCACGTAGGCGGCTCCTCGCTTGATCGGGTTCATGGTCTGGCTCTCCCGTGTGGTGGTTGGGGGTGTGGTGGGGTGCCCCCGCCCATGCCGGGGCGGGGGCGGTGGGGCTACTTCTTGGGGGTCGCCTTGGCGCGCTTGGCTTCCGGCTCCGTCTTCTCCGCGTCGGCCTTGGCCTTGGCTTCCTTGCGGCGCGCGTCCTTCTCGGCCTTGACCTTGGTGCGGCGCTCGACTTCCGCGCGTCCCTCGGCGGTGAGTTCTTCCATGAGGGCGGCGCGGGCGGGGTTCGTCTCCGAGAGATTCATGATCGCGTTGACCATCTCGCGCTGCTGCTCAGACAGCTTGGATGCCTTCTCACCCTCGGGGGCGGGGGTGAGGGCCGCTGAGATCACGTCGAACGGCGCGGACACGTCGGGCTGCGTCGCGCGGTACAGGGCCGCGATGATCGCGCGGTCGTACTGGTCCGCCACCGCATCCCAGGACACGGCGGGGTGCTCCTCGTCGAGCCCGTACAGTGCCGTGCCCTCGGTAACGAGCGTGGACGGGGCCACCTCGCGAAGGATCGGCCACGTCTTCGGGGATGCGTCCCAACCGCGTGTGAGGGCGGCCAGCATGCCCACGAGCGGGATGCGGGCACCGTTGCAGCGCCACGCCAGACGGGCGGGGCTGTTGGCGCTGTCGTCGGAGTTGATCCGGCCGGTAGCTGTGACCAGCACGGCGGGGCGGGCGGTGCCGTCCGCCATGACGGTGAACCACGCGAGCACGCTGGTAAGGGCGGCCTTGATCGCGTCCGTGTTGGGCTTGGTAGCCATGAGGTGTTGCCTTTCGTTTGGCGTGGTGGGGTGCCCCCGCCCGTGTGGGCGGGGGCGGGGGTGCTAGGCGTCTGTGTCAGCGGTACCGCTGTCGCTTTTGGCCTTGCGGTCGCGACGCTTGAGCCACAGCAGGTAGGCGGCGGCTAGCAGCGCCACTAAGACGAACACGGCTGGTGCCTGCCACGTGTCCAGCCACGGGGTTTCCGTGGAGACAGGCTTAGGTGTCGGGCTCGCCTTGGGGGTCGTGCGGTGCGTGCTGGAAGCGCGGGGCGTGGTCGTGGCGGTGGCGGTAGGTCCGGGCGTGCCGTTCCTGCCGTCCTTGCCGTCACGTCCGGACGTGCCGGGGTTGCCCTGCTCGCCCGTGGGGCCGACCGTTCCGGGCGTGCCTGCGGGACCGGTCGGACCGGTCTCGCCCTGGTCACCCTTCGGGCCCTGGACACCTGCGGGGCCCTGCTCACCCTTGGGGCCCTGGGGGCCTGCCGGACCTTCCGGACCCTGCGCACCGGTTGGGCCGGTCTCGCCCTGCGGGCCCTGAGGACCGGGCGAACCCTGCAGACCGGGGACACCCTGCGGACCGGGCGAACCCTGGGGACCGGTGAGGGTGACCACGTCCATGCACAGGGGGAACGGCATGACCGTCTTGATCACCTGGGGAGGTTCACCGGGAACGGTGATCTCCGCCGTAGGCGTCACGGTGACGCACGTTGGTACTGCGACGTGCGCCGTGGTGGTCGCGCTGCTGGGCGCGACCTGTGCGGCGATGGCCAGGGCGGCGGCGATGGTCGCAACGCTGAGAAGCGCTGCGCTCGCTGCCGTGGCCGTTGGCGTGTTTCTCACAGCGATCACTCTTGTTTTCCGGATAACGGGAGATCAAGGGTTGTCAAGTTTTCGTTATCAATTCGTTGTATTCCGGGAGCTCCAGATATACCCCCACCCCCTACCCGACCAGTAGGAACGCTTTAGTTGAGAGCCCATACTAAGTTCTGGGCCCACCCGAACCGTGATCCATTGCCCCGCGCCAAGCCGCCGGCATAGTCAGCTTTCGGCGTGTGTTGGCTGTAGGTCCCTGGTGATGGTTTGCGTGCTGTTGTCTCTTGTGAGCGGTTCTGGTGGTGTTGTTGTCTCCTTGTACCTGTTCGCACGTGTTTGCGCGTGTGTGTGGACGCTGTCAGGTCTTTTGACGATCTCCTGCCTGTGCTCTTGGTTGTGGTCCGCGTGGTGTCCTGTTCATGCGAAAACCCGTCATCGACGACCAGGAGTTGCTGGGCCTGGTGGGTCGGTGACGGGTGTGGGGGTGGTTGGGCTTGTTAGTCGATGGCGAGGCGGTCGGCTGCGCAGCTCCGGCAGGGTTCGGGCATGAATGGGTGGGTGGGGCACATGCGTCCGGTGCCGCGGTGTTCGCGGGGTGGTTGGGGCAGGTACTGGCTGGGGTCGGTGCGGAGTGCTCGGAGGATGTATCGGCTGGGGTTTTTCACCTTGGTTCGGGCGCGGCTGAGGATGTCGCGTCGGATGTGCGCGGCCTGCTGGTCTGTGATGGGCTGCGCGGCGAGCGGAGCGAGTTCGCGCTTGACCATCTCGTCTACCTGGGAAAAGTCCTGTCCGTCGTCGTCTGTCGGGTCTTGGTCGCGCGCTGGGTGCGGCGGGTTAGATGACTGACTAGAGAAGTTGTGTTGGGAGTGGGATTGGGATGGGATTGGGGCAGCGTCTTCGGACAGGTCTGCGGTCGCGTCTTGAGACGCGTCTCCGCGTGATCTTCCTTCCTCGCGTTTCCGTTCCAGCCACCGCTCCTGACGTGCTCGTTTAGCCTCACGACCCTCCCTGATCTTCTCTGCGGAGGGCTGGTATTCGAGGTAGTCATGCACACACCAACCTGAGTCCGTTCTCTCCCACAATCCGACCGAAATCAGCTCATCTGCGTACCGCTTTGGAGCGCGAATATCGCTGACGAACCTCAACTCACGCTCCTGGATGTGCCCGTCGGTCAAGTTGTCGTTGCACCAGCACAACGTCGACACGAACAGCCGAAACGCCTGGTCGGACAGGTGCCGCACCTTTCGATGCGTCGGGAACTGATCATCCACACGAACCCACGGCATGCTGTGTGCTGCCTTCCTTCCCATAACGCGAAGCGGGGACCGCCACTGAGGGAAGTGGTCGGTCCCCACCGTAAGTGGTTCCGCTAGAGATCGTTACCGGGGCCGCGGGCCGCGCCCGGTCAGGTCGTACGTGGCGCGCCGGCCCGGGTTGGACAGCACGTCGTACGCCTCCGTCACCCGTTTGAACCGCTCCGCCACGGCGGGGTCTGGGTTGACGTCAGGGTGTAGCTCACGCGCGAGGCGCCGGTACGCGCTCTTGATCTCCTGCTGAGTGGCGGTGCGGGCGACGCCAAGGCGCTCGTACAACTCACCCGCGGCCGGGGTCGCGCGCGGCGACCTGGGCGGTGGTGTCCGAGGGGGCGGGTCATCGGTCGTGGCTCGCCGGCGCCGGGCATTCCACACGGAGCAGGTGGACACGTGCGGCCGCATCAGCTTCTCGTGTGGGGCGATCGGCTTCGTCTTCGTCACCCTGCGGGAGCGGAGCACGCCGTGCACGTCCCGGTGGACTGCGGTGTTCCCTTCCGGGTCCGGGCTGGAGTTGACGGCGAGCTGCTTGCCAGCCTCCGTGGTCGTCCACCGGATCGACTGCCCGCACCCGAGCATCCGGCACCGGGCCAGGTCAGCGTTGGAGAACACGCACCACCTCGCCCGAGGGCAGGCCGCGGCCGAGCACCGCCACCCCCGCGTAGAGCGCCATCCTGCACGCGTGCCCGTGGATCTCGTAGCAGGCGCGGCAGAACGTCTTGCCGCTCCCGATCTCCTTGACGTGCTTGTCGCACACCCGTCCCTTGCGGATGTGCCCGTGGACGCATCCGGCCTGGACCTCCACGGTGTCCAGGGCCTCGCAGACCTGCATCGTCTTGTCGACGACGACCTGGCATCCGGTCTCAGCCACGAGGCCCTCCTGTGTCGGTCATCGGGTTCCTTCCATGTCGTCGTTGAGGATGCGGGTCAGCTCCCGCATCGCCTGCTCGGTCGCGGCCGCCATCCGCCGTCTCACCTCGTCGTCGAAGTACTCGGCGAACTCCTCCGGGTGCGCCTCGACGAGGCGGACATGCGCAGCCGCCTCTGCGTCCTTGGCCAGGCGTGCCACGCCGTCCGCGAACGGCAGATGCAGGGCGCACACTGAGCGCAGCCGGCCCGTGTCAGGACGGGCAAAGGAGTTCGAGGAGTACTGAACGAGGACGACCGCGACGGGCGGGCCACAGTCCACCCCGCGGGCCTTACGGGTGACGGCACAGAGAGGGTCGTCGCTGTCACGCCAGTGCCGCAACCACGTGTTGCGGTGCCGGTAACTGTTGGACCTGCCCTCGATGAGCTTGAACCCGTCGCCGGGCTGGTCGGGCTGTTGCTTAGGCATGGTGGCCCCGAACGGCCTCGTCGATCACGACCAGGGTCGCCCGCGCGCCTTTGATCGAGCTGTGCTTGGCGCGGCGTCCGTCGGCCTTGGCCAGATAGTCGTGGCCAGCGGCGGTCAGCTGAACCTTCCAGATGCCGAGCCGGGGGTGATCGACGGTGATGAGGTGGAGCTGGGCAGGGAGGCGGAACGTCTCGTCCCGGGTGGAGAAGTCCGTACCGTCGATCTTGCGGCATCCGCGTGGTGCGGGCTGGAACAGCACGCCATTCCCGTTGTCGTGTTCGGCGATCTGCCTCAGGAGCGTGATGGAGGCGCGCTTGAGCGGCTGAGGGGCGGTCATGGGTTACTCCTCGTTCTCTTCCAGGTCGGCGTCGCCGTCTTCTTGGTCCAGGAACCGCTTGCGGACGAGCTTGATCCCGTACGCGTCGCCGCCGCGAGCGTGCGCCTTCGTGAACGTCCACTCCGGGTCGGTGTCCGTGATGATCGCGCCGTGGTCGATCAGCATGTTCTTGACCACCGCGAAGGCGTGTTCGGTGTCCATCGGGAAACGGCGGATGCCATGCGCTTCTTGCCAGATGACGTACTTGCCGTAGCCCTGGGCGTTCCTGACGTCGGCGAGGATGAGGCGGGCCTCGAACGGCTCGGCGTCTTCCCACACGATGTCGTCCGGGCTCGGATATCGGTGCGGGTGGCGGATCAGGCTGCCGCTCGGGTCAATCGGGACCTGCATCGTGATAACCCCCCTTATCGGTGTCGGATTTGCGGTTGAGCGATTGGCGTGCCAGCTCCATGCCGCGGTTGTTGGTTTCGGTGTTGTCGCGCAGCGGCGCGGATGTCCACGCGTTCTTCTGCGCGTTCGTCGGCCGCCAGCCGTGGCCGACCTGCGCGTTGAGGTAATCGAGCGCGAACGCGTATGGGTCAGTCCGGTCGTCCTCCGCGAGCTGGTCACGCTCGTACACGCGGTGCGCTAACGCCCGGGCGGCCTCACTGATGGCGCGGCGCAGCGCCTCGGCCGCCGTCACGTTTGCGCCTTCCGCGTTGCCCGCTTCCGCTGCGGCCGGCGGCGCACCCATCCGAGGTGAATCGCGGCGGAGACGTAGCGGTCAACCATTCGCTTCGACTTGCCGGTCTCCGAGACGATCTCCTCGACGGTCTTGCCTTGCCGGATGAGGTCGGCGACCTGCTGCACGGTGGCTCTGCTGATGTTGTCCTTGGGCAGCCAGACGGGCGGCTCGATGGGCTGGGGGTCGATGATCGTGCAGCCCGCTCGGGCTAGTTCGTCAAGGACGGCCTCGGCGGTTGGCGTCTTCCTCTTCAAGACTCGAGCGATGACCTGCTCGGCTGTGCTGGGCATGGTTCTCCTACTGCGGTGGTGCAGGTGTGGCGCGGAAAGCGAGCTGCCGCGCGGCTGCGATGTCGTCCGGGGTGACGTGGCCCTCGACGACGGCGAGCAGAGTGGTGCCGTCGTGAGACCAGATCGCCGTGCGGTCACGAAGAGGCTTCTTGCGGCTTCGGTTCCGCTGTCGCTTGGTGTCGAGTGGAACGCCTTCGGGAGCTGGCACGCTTGGTCTCCTTGTCGGGGTCGGGAAGGGGGAGCTGGTAGCCGACGATCTGGCCGTCCACGACGACGAGCTCGCCTCGCTCCTCGCGCTTGCGAGGGCTCATCACGCCCCCGGCTTCGTGTCGTCGCGTCGGGGGATGATGTCCATCAGCCGGAAATACGTGGGCGCGACGAAGACGACCATGCAGGTTAGGAAGACGAGGATGCCGCCCGGCTTGCTGTCCTGGTAGATGACCCAAGAGGCGCCCGAGGTGGCGGCGAGGACAGCAAGGAACGCGACCAGGCGGATCACTCGGCCACCGGCCAGATGCGGATCACAGCTCCGGGCCTGGACAACGCGTCTGGCTCGCCAGGCTGGTCGACGAACACCTTGGCCACACGCCGGTACTCGACGACGCGGGCATCGTCCTTCCACACCCGCGCCTGTGTAAGGGCGTCCTCGGTGGAGCGGACCAGTTTCGACAGGTCGGGCGCGGACGCAGGCCGCCACCACATGAGCTTCGACCAGCGGATGCCTGTGGGCCACCACGTCGGCTTGCTGACCGGCTTATCGCGCATGGTGAACACCATCTCCGCGACGAGGGGCCCGTCGAGGGCGAGCGGGCCGTTGGTCATGGCGTCGATCGCAGCCTGCTTGACGTCCTGCCGCCAGGGGTGAACGCCTTCCACCTGCTCCACCATGCGGCCCTTGCCGAGAGGTCGCTTGGAGCCTTGCGGCGCCGGCTGGCCGACCACGGTGATCGTGATGAGTGGTTGGGTCATTTCCATTCCTTCGGGATGTCGACGGTGTGCAGGTCGTGATCAACGATGTAGTCGTGCCAGGCGGCCAGCCCTTCCTGGCCGTTCACTTGCTCCGGCCTCAGGGCGCGGGCCCGCTCGTCGCGGCGTAAGCGGGCGGCCTGCTGGTGCCGCCGGTGTAGCCACCAGCCGTAGAGCACCAATGCAGCCGCAGCCGACACGGTGATCGCGCCGGCTGCGGCCAGGACGTAGAGCAGGAGGTCTCTCACGGGTGAGGCTGGACCTCCGGGATGAGGTCAATCTCCTCGGTGTCGTCGTCAGCCACGGTTATCCCGGCCTCGTTGAGGAGGGCGCGGAGTGTGGCCTGGCGCAGGTGAGCGGCGGCCAGGTCCTTCCGCGTCTCGATGAGTTCGCCGGTGAGCCGCGCGTTATCCTCGACGGCCTTCATCGCTGTGGTGACGGCGTTTTCGTACTGACTGTCCGTCAGCTCCAGACGGCGCGCGGTCTCGCGTCGGGCCAGCTCGGAGCCGTACATGACGCCGAACAGCCAGCCGAAGGTGAGCGTGAGCAAGGCGGTGATGAACGACCAGAGGCCCGCGTTCACGAAGCTCAGCGCGAAATACACCGCCATGGCTGCGCAGACGATCCACCGCTGACGGCGGGTGAGCCGGTACCACCACTCTTCCATCAGGCGGCCTGCCCTTCGAGAGCGTCGCGCACCTGGGCCAGGGTCGTGTGGGGTTTGTCGTTCCAGAACGACAGCCACCGCGTCGGCGCCATCTCGTGGGCGGGCCGGCCGAGCGCCGTGGCGATCTCGGAGCACAGTTCCTGCGCTACCTCCCAGCGGGCGAGGTAGTCCGCGTCCTTGGAGTGCGGCTTGAGGCTGGCCAGCGCGACGGCGGGCAGGCCCGCGGCGAGGCTGATGGCCGCGACGAGGCAGACCCCGGGCGTCTTGCTCCTCGTCGAGTAGTACTTGCCCTGGATCCAGCCACCAGTCTTGAGCAGGTCAGCGGCTCCGGCGCGTATGTCGGCCTTGCCGGGAATGGTGAGGGTGGTCATGTGGTTTTCTCGCTTTCCAGTTAAGGGATGGACGGGGACGCGGCGTAGATGGCGAGCACGACAGTGGCGGCCAGGAGCAGCAGCCCCGCCAGCGCCCACAGGTCAGGGCGGTCGTTGCGGCGGCGGTTCACCAGCGGCCACCGGGGACGGGCACCAACTCCAGTTCCTCGTGCGTGCACTGCACGAGTTCCACGCGGGCGCCGCTGCGGGTCTCGAGCGCGCGGCTGGCCAGCCGCTTCCACTCGTGTGCCGCCCACGCGATCGGGAGCGGCCAGTCGGGGTTGACCGCCGTGTTGTCCACGAATACGACCCAGTACGGGCCGGTCTCCGTCGTGTAGTCGATCGCGGTCAGGTCGATCGACCCGTCTGCGTTGAGGTTGATCGTCACGCGCGGCTCGGCTCGGGGAGGCGGGCCGGCTCAGCATTGTTGGGGAGGGGTTCTCCTTTGCACTGCTCCATCGCGGGCGCCGCCTGGCCGTCGATGTCGTGGTAGAAGCCAAACCCAGTCATCCAGTAGGCGTCGCGTCCGCATCCGCACCTCCTGGTTGCCGGGATGGAGGCGTTGCCGGTGTCACGGTTTTGGTCGGCGTACCTGATCAGCGCCTCAAGCTCACGCGCCTGCCGCTTCAGTGCCGAGATCTGCTTGTCGGCCTGCTGCCGCACCTCCTCAGCCTGGCCGAGCAGGGCGTTCCGCTTGGCGACGAGCATCTGAATGGTGTCGTCGGTGAAGAAGCTCCCGAGCGGGTCGCTCGGGTTGATGCCGAGCGGGTTGCTGCCGTTAACGGTGTCGCTGGTCATGCTGGTCCCTTTCAGAGGGGGAAGGGTGGGGGTTGGTGCCGTCCGGGCGCCCTGGCATGTGCGCGGACGCCCGGACGGGGCTCATCGGGTCTGGCCTCGGCGGGACGCGTGGGTGATGATCTCGCCACCGATGGTGTGGTACAGGCGGCGGGCGATCTTGCAGCCGAAGCACTTGCACTGCGCGATCAGGTCGTCTTCGTTCTGCGGCCCGTAAGCCCACGTCGCGTGGTCGGCCAACTCCTCCCGCAGCACCGTGAGGATCTGCCGCAGCTCACCCTGAAGTTCGGAAAGCTCCTCGGCCTGCTCCGCCTCGCGGCAGACGCACGCCAGATGGTGGAACTCACACCTGTCGTAGCGGTCGTCCATCGTGTTCTTCGGCAGCGGCTGGTCCAGCACCATCACGTACCGGGGCGCCCGCCAGCGCGGCGACCGGAAGGTGACGACCTGCCGGAGCACGATCTCCTTCGACGACATCAGGCGCCGCCGCCCTGCCGCGCCTCCGCGTTGGCCTGCTTGGCGGCCTCGACCATCCGGTCCCACGTCTCGCGGCCGCCGTTGGCGACGGCCTGCTCCAGCGCATCCGCCACGCCCTCCACCTCATCGAACGTGAGGTCGTCGGCGTTCATGACCGTGTGGCCGAGGAGGTCGGTCAGGTCACGGAGGCGGTCTTCCGTGTCGGTGATGCCGAGCCGGTTGAACGACGCGTCGATCTGCTTGTAGAGCAGGCCGCGCCGTTGCTTGGCGGCGATCCGGAGCCGGTTCAGTTCGGCGATTGCCTTGTCAGCGTCAACGGCCGTGATGGTCTTCGTCGAGTCCTGCACGGGCTTGTCCAGGACCTTGCTCAGCCACGCGAACCGGGCCTCGTCGTTCTTGGCCTTCGAGCCCCTGCCGGTGTGGGCGGTGATCCCGACATCGGTCATGAGAATGCCCAGGTCTCTTAGCTGCTTGTCGTTGGCGAATGGCCCGTCCTCCACGATGTCGCCCTCAACGGGCTCCTCCTCGGCGGCCGGAGGTTGCTGGCTGGCTGCGGGCTTCTTGTCATCCGGCGCAGGGCCAGCCGGTTCGCCGGCGGGCACGTTGCTGTTCGGCGCATCGTCCGGAGCGTTCTCCTGCTGGGCGGGCAGGTGCTCACCGCGGTTGAGCGCGTTGGCTGCCTGCGCGGCCTGGGCGGACGTGAGCTTGGCGGCTGACTGGAAGGTGTGGTCGGGGAACACCAGGTGCAAATAGCCGAGCTTGTCCACCACGCCTTTGGCGTCCATTAGCTCGGCAAGGTCGTGGAGCTGCTGCCTGGTGGCCATGACGACGCCGTCCACTTCCTGCGCCGCCGCGGCGGCGGCCTCGCGAACCGACCCGCCCGCCTGCACCCTGACGTCGGTGATGACAATCGAACCGTCATCGTTGACCTGGGCGCCGAGCTCCTCGGGCGTGTAGCCGAGCCCGCACAGCGCCTCCTTGCAGGCGTCGCGCGCCACCTCGGTCTGGGAGCGGGCCTTGAGCATCGCCTCCGGGTACTTGCCGTAGTTCTCGTTCTGCTTCAGCAGCCCGGCCGTCTGAGCCCTGGAAATGGTCCATTCGGACTTGAACTCGAACTCGGGGTCGTCGCTGCGGACGATCGTGGAGACGGCCTTGATCAGGCGGCCGTTCTCGTCACGCTCCACCCAGGTCCGCATCCGATGCCCGGCCTTACGGACCAGAGCCGACACCAGGCCCGCCGACGACGACGGCTTGCCCTTGATGACGTGGACCTCGGTGATCGCGGTGATCGCGTCTACGCCGATGGACTCCCCGAACTCGATCGCCCACAGCACGTTCGCGGGCTGCTTGAAGTACTGCGGAGGCAGCAGGTTCGCGAAGGCAAGCTGCTGGGAGTACTCGATCCTTTCGGCCAGCGAGGCGTTGCGGATAGCGGGGAGATTGTCGGTGGTCATGCTGCGGCTCCTAGAAGCTCGGGAACGTCGGAAAAGTCGGATTCGAGGACGAGGTGAGGCGCACCGCCCTGCTTCGACTGGCGGCGGGCGGCCTTCGACCCGCGCCACTCTGCGCGGGCCCGAGTGCCCATCGCGTCGAGCAGTTCTGCGCGGGCCTTCTGCGCCTTCTTCTTGGCCGCCGCGGCGTCGGCGACGGCCGTCTTCTCCTCAGCGAGGATGGGGAACCACTTCGCGGCCAGCTCGTCGGGGATGTCGTAGACGGTGTCCGGGTCGATGAGCGGATGCCGTTTCCGGATCGCGCGGACGGTCGCCTTGTGGCCATCCACGGGCGGCATCTCGTCCCACGCGATCGACAGCCGAAACTCCTCGACCTGCTCACGCATGTAGTCGGCGTCGTCCGGGTCGGCGTGGACGGTGTACTCGCGGAACTCGAAGTTGCGGCCGATGACGACCGCCACCTGCCACTCATCGAGGCCGAGCACGTCCATATACCACTTGACCTGCGTCAAGTAGTAATACGGGATCTCGTCGGTGCCGGACTCGCCCCACTCGCGGCCGTCCGCGTCGGTTTTGATCTCCAGCCCGCCAACGACCAGGCCGTCCCGCAGGAGCAGCCTGTCGGGATTGGCGAGCTGGAAGTCCCGATCGGGGTCGGCGTGCACGTACGTCCCGGCCTGGACGACCCGGAACTCCGGGTGCTGGTAGGCGAACCAGTCGGCGACGCCGCCCTCGAGGAAATGGCCGCGGGCCTGCTCCGTGGTGGACGGGTCCGGCTGGACCAGGCCCGCTTTCTCGCACCACAGCGCGTAGCGCGACATCCATTTGGACAGGCCGAGGATCGCAGCGACGTCGGACCCGCCGATGCGGTGCCGACGCGCTTCGTGCCACTCTGGGCTTCCGGAGGCCCACCGGCCGAGGAACCGGCCGGTGGGTGTGGTGAGTGTGGTCATCAGAACGGCGGCTCGTTCTCGTTGCGGTAGACCAGTCGCCACGGGGCGTTCATCACGAGGAGTTCGTCGAGGCCGTCCGCGGGGTAGCCGCCTCGGGCGCTGAACAGGGTGACCTTGGTTCCGTCACCAGGACGGACGCCGAACCATTTCAGGCCCTGCCCGTCCTCCCAGACGTCGTCCTGGCGGGGCGGCCAGGAGTACGGGGTGAGCGCCTCGACTTTGAGGAGTTCGGCCGCGATGGGGAGCGGGCCCACGTTCAAGGTGCTGTGCTGGTCACGGAAGTTGAGGTACAGGAACCGGCCGCGCGACGTCGTCGATACCTCATCGACGTGGCAGTCGAGGATGGTGACCCGGAGCCGGTCGCCCTTCTTGATCTCTCCTTGCATCAGTTCTCCTGCTCTCGGCGGTAGACCCACTCGTCGTAGGTGGTCATGGCCTGCTCGGCCGGGTTGGTGGGGTCGCGCCACAGGCGTGGGCGGGGCGTCAGGTCGGTGGTCACGCGACGCTCTCTGCTCTCTCGCCGATGGCGAGCTGGTAGAGGGTGGCACGGTCCAGGTGTGACGAACCCTCTGCGATGCGGATCAGCCGCTCGACCGCCTTCTCCGGTGCGGACATGGGCAGGCCGAGCGCGGCGCAGTTGATGCGGTGGATGGCGACGCGGAGCGGGATATGCGCGGGCTGGCCGTCCTCGACGTTCTGGACCTCAACGAGGAAGCCGGAGCGGCTCCAGTGAAAGATGCCCAGCCCGTTCGTGATGCCGCCTTCCCACACGTCGGGGTAGCGCTGGACGAGCTTCTCCATGTGGGCGACCACCCGGACGGGGTCGGCGTCGAGCGGAATGAACGCCTCAGCGAACGGCGGCACGCAGTCGTCCCTGCGCGGGGTGAACATCGGGAACTCAGAGGTGACGTCCGTACCGTCCTGGGCGCGGACGGTGATGTCCCACACGCGGCTCGCGTGGCCGGGAGGCAAGGCCGCGCGGCGGGAGAGGGTCTTGCCGAGTCGGCCTTTGAACCGGTCGGCGGTTATCCGCTTCATCTCGCGGGCCCCGTCCGTGCTCATCCACGTCACGGCGTAGACGGGTGACGCCTCCGTCACGAACAGGGGGCGAGTGGCGCCCTCACGCGGGATCACCTGGCCGTCGCCCTGTACCAGGTCGATCGAGACCTCGCACGGCAGGTCGTGGTAGAAGCCGAGGTAGGCGGCGAGCCGGTCGGCCAGGTGGTTGGCGTTGGCGGCTGCCAGCTCGATCGCGTTCGGCAGGCATTCGCACTCGATGTGGTACACCGGGTCGTTCTCGATGGCCCGGGTGCGCTCGTTGATCAGGCGGTCGGCTGCCGCGCTGTCCTCGTCGAGGAGGCGGATGAGGCGGGCACGGGCGGCCACGCCGACGTCGCTGAGGCGGTGGCTGGTGATCGCCTCGACAAGGCTGTCGATGCGTTCGCCGGTGACCCGGAGAGCGGGCGTGTGAGTGATGGTCAT